CAGTTAGTGGAACTACAACTACTATTAATAGTAACACTGTAAATATTGGAGATAATATACTTGTTCTTAATAGTGATGAAACAAGTGCTCCAACACAGAATGGTGGAATTGAAATTGAAAGAGGTACATCTACTAATGTATCACTTCGTTGGAATGAAACCTCAGATAAGTGGCAGTATACTAATGATGGTACTAACTTTGAAAATATAGGTGGTGGTTTCGTATCAGGAATGATCATGATGTACAAAGGAACTGCTGCTCCTAGTGGATGGGTAATTTGTGATGATTCTTCAGCGGCTCAAAATGCTGGAGCACCAGACTTAAGAGATAGATTCATCATTGGTGCTGGTAATACATACAGTCTTAATGACACTGGTGGTACTGCTGATGCTATGGTTGTATCTCATGATCATAATGCAAATACAGTAGCTACTGGAGATCATGTTCATAGCGTAGGTGCTAACGGAACTACCAACAACACAGGTGGTCACTCACATGGTGACGGTAATTACGGAACCAATAATACTGGAACTCACTCACACAACCAGAGTGGTAGTGGAAGTGGAAATACAGGAAATCAAAGTGCTAACCATTATCATACTACTAGCACAACTGTGAATACAGGAAACGATGGAATTCACAAGCATAGATGGGGTACTGATGATCTTATAGGAGCTCAGGGTGGAAACAATAACCCAGATGCTAGTGGTGGTACTGATTGGAGAGCATGGACAGATGAACAAGGAAATCATAGTCACACCTTCAACTTTACACATGATACTTTAGGAGTTAGTGAGAACCACACACATAGTTTCAACTTTAACATAGGTGGAAGCACTGGTAATGATGGATCTCATAGTCATAACGTAACAGGTAATTCAGGTAACAATGGAGATCATTCACATAACCTCAATATAAGTGTTAATGAAACTAGTACTGGTAGCCATAGTCATAATGTTACTGTTGATTCTGAAGGTAGTTCTGGAACAGGTAAGAACTTACCACCATATTATGCTTTAATGTACATAATGAAAATTTAGGAGAATTAACAATGGATGATAATACTTTTAACAATTGGGTTAAGATAAAAGATGCTATGGAATCTAGAGGTATGACTGAAACTAAGTTTTATGATAGAGCATGTGTATGTGCTGAAACACGAGAAGATCCTGGAATACCTGGTCATGACGAATATTACCAAGAGTTTTTAAAGATTCTGGACATAGCATAAATAGTAATACTTGTTATTGGTTTAATATGGATCCAGCAAATTTGAGAGTTGAATTTGAAAAACAAATTAAGGATGCAGATCAAAAGATCTATGCAGCTGAGAATACTCTGAAACAACTTCAAGAGTATAAAACAAAATTGTTGGGTGGATTGGAAACTCTAGATCTTTTAAATCCAAAGGATAATCAAGATCCAGCAGTACCTCCAACACCACCAACTGAATAAATAAGAATTAATCTAGGTAATTAAATGGCAGCAATCCCCCTAAATCTACTATTGGAAAAAGGTACGGATTTTGATGCCACCTTTAATATCCAAAATGAAGATAGTACTACACCACTTAATTTAACTGGGTATACAGCAGAGGCTAAGATGAGACGTAGTTACTATTCAACTACTTCTACTGATTTTACTGTTAGTTTTGTAGATCGTTATAATGGCGTACTACAAATTAAATTACCTAATGCTACTACTTCTGCATTAGATCCAAGACGATATGTATATGATATTGTTTTGACATCTCCGCAAAGTATTAAGACAAGAGTTATAGAAGGGATAGTTGAAGTAACTCCAGGTGTAGTCTGATGCCTAATTATAATGTATCAGTAAAGTCTTCTAATTATCAGGTTCTATCAGAACCTCAGAAGAAATATGCTGTTGGCGTTAACTACGAAATACCTAGTAAGTATCTTCAGTATGGTAATGAGATACTTAATACTACTAGTTGGGCATTTAATGGAACTAATGTAGGGTTCCCTTTAATTGATCCATCTGGTGATCCATACACTCCCATTAATGATCAACAATTAATTGTATGCATTAATGGATTAGTACAAGTTCCAGGTATTGATTATACTGTTAGTGGAACTAATTTGATTTTTACTGTTGCTCCTACATCAACAGATACTGTATATGTTGTAGGTCTCTCTACAACTGCTGATCTCACAAGAACAATTAACTTTGTTGTTGACGCTGGATCAGCACCTATGTCTTCTGGTATTAAAGGAGACATGACATTAGATGTCACTGGTAAGATTCAGTCATGGACTCTTATTGCTGACCAAGAAGGTCAAGTTCAGTTTGATATAAAGAAATCAGACTATGCTAATTTCCCTAATTTCTCTTCTATCTGTGGTACTGAAAGACCACAGTTGGGTGATATAAACACGGGAACAGAAGCAAGAATAAATACAAATACTTCAATTTCAACTTGGAACGCCAATCTTAATGCTGGTGACATACTACAATTTGAGATTGTTTATTCGCTAAATATACAAAGGTGCGTAGTGGCTTTGAAGCTCGCACTATAATACATTATAAATAAGTTCATATAGGAAGAAACACGAGGAGTTAACTTAAATGGCACTGCTAGTTACCGACCAGGGTGAGATTGATTCACTCCGTACGTTATTGAATGCAACGCACACTATACCAAGGAATTTGGTACTAAAGCTTTACACGAGTAACACCACTCCTGCGGAGTCGGATGTTCCTTCGTCTACAACGTATTTTGAACCATATAACGCAAGTAATGCGACAGGGTATGGTTCCGCACCTACAACTGGATATCCAGAAGTAGAAAATAATAGAACTGAGGAAGATCAAGACTTCACTGAACAGTATGGTATCCTACTTAATGGTAACCGTTGGACAATCGCTACTGAAGTGAATGCTGTTGCAGCAGGTAGAGCAGTCACTGGTACTGCTGGTAACTACGGAGTAACTGTTGATGATGCAACTGACATCAAAAAAGGTGACTATGCTGAAGGTAATGGTATTCCTGTAAACACATATGTAGTTGACATTCAAGGAACAGATCTTGAGTTGAGTCAGCAATTGACTGCTGATATGACTGCTGTTGCAACAAACTTTGGTAGAGGTCGTACTACTGCTTCCTATCCTGAGAAAGTTTTCACATTTACATCTGCTGCTGGTAGTGTATATGGTTATTACTTAGCACGTGCTAACAATATGCCTGTAACACTTCAAGGTGTTGTTGATGGTGGAACAGTCGCTGCTGGAACTACAATTGCTAAGACAGGTTGTAAGGGAGTTATTGGTTCAACATTTATTAACCTCCTTAATGTTACTCTAAACAGAACAGGGACTGGTACTTCTGGTACATATGAAATTGCAGTCAATGATGCTGCTGATATCGCAAAAGGTCAACGTGTTGTTGGTACAGGAGTTGATTCTCAGACAAGAGTAATTGGTGTTCAAGGAACTAACATTTATATTGACAAGGCACTCACAGGTGCTCTTTCAGGAACAGCACTAGAATTTAAAGTTAATGTTGCTGAAGATCTAACTCCAGGAATGGCAGTTTCTCAGACTGCAACTCCAAATGGTGTTGCTGCTGCTACAACAGTTGTTGGTATTGACTTTGAAACAGTTACTGGTGAGATTGGACCTCGTGTTTACCTAAGCAATGCATTGGTAGATAACATTCAGGTATCAAATGGTAACGACCAAGTTAAGTTTGACTTCTCTGTCGTAACAACAGATCCTGGTGGTTCTGCTGTTAACCATAACTTGAAAGTAGGTGATGTAATATACATTTCACAGGGAACATCAAGTACAATTCCTGCTGCTCATTACACAGTATTTGAGACACCAACAGCAAGTACACTCACTACAACTCCAGCACTTTCTGGAACAGGTGATGCGACTTTATACGCAAGTATATTCTTCGCAGAAAGATTCACAAATGGTCCTTATGCCATTCAGAACAACGGTGACCAAATTAAGGTTACTCTAAATGTCAGCCTAGACTGATTATACATAGGATATACCCA